ATCCTTCTGGGGTTGAATGTATTCAAATTACTAGACATAGAAACTTTAATATTGGTAATGCATTCAAGTATTTGTGGAGAGCAGGACTTAAAGATGAAGCAAAAACTATTCAAGATTTAGAAAAAGCAATCTTCTATATTAAAGATGAAATAAATAGATTAGAGGGAAAGTATGTCAAGTGAGGCAGAACTTATTCAGCATCTTGATGAAGTTAATCAAGTAGTTACTGAATACCTTAAGGGTAATGATCCAACAGTTATATCTAAAGAGTTAGATATTCCAAGAACCCGTGTTGTATCTTTAATTAACGAGTGGAAGGTTATGGCATCTGCTAATGATGCAATCCGTGCTCGTGCTAAAGAGGCTTTGGTTGGAGCAGATACACACTATACAAAATTAATTACAAAGGCTTACGAAGTTATTGATGAGGCAAGCCTGTCAACAAACCTTACAGCAAAGACTGCTGGAATTAAATTAGTTTTAGATATTGAGTCAAGAAGAATTGACATGCTTCAAAAGGCTGGCCTTCTTGAAAATAAAGAACTTGCTGAAGAGATGATTGAAATTGAAAGGCGACAAGAAGTTCTTGTTGGAATATTAAGAGACATTGCTTCAGAGCATCCAGAGGTTCGTGACATTATCATGAAGAGGCTTTCTGCTATTGCAAAAGAAGGAGAAGTGATTACTGTTGTCCACGATGTTCAATGATTTTCTTGAGGTATTAAAAGAGAATCATTTTGTTGAAACCCCAGTTGATGTAAAGACATTTGTCCAGTCACCTGACTATCTTGGTCAACCACTTTTATCTGATATCCAGTACGAAATTGTTGAGGCAATGAGCCAAATCTATCGTAAAGAAGATTTGATAGAGATTATGGGAGATGTTGAAGGCACCAAGCACTTTAATAAGTATACCAAGAATGAACTAATTCTTCAACTTGGCAAGGGTAGTGGTAAAGATTTTATTTCAACAGTAGCCTGTGCATATGTAGTATATAAACTATTATGTCTTAAAGACCCAGCAATCTATTTTGGTAAGCCTGCAGGAGATGCAATTGATATTATTAACGTTGCCGTTAACGCACAACAGGCAAAGAACGTTTTCTTTAAAGGTTTTAAAACAAAGATTGAGAAGTCACCTTGGTTTGCTGGAAAGTATAATGCAAAGGCTGATTCAATTGAGTTTGATAAGGCAATCACAGTTTACTCTGGACACTCAGAAAGAGAATCTCATGAGGGTTTGAACTTGTTGATGGCTGTTCTTGATGAGATTTCTGGTTTTGCAAGTGAGGTTGTATCTGGAAATGAACAAGGAAAGACTGCTGATAATATCTATAAAGCATTTCGTGGAACAGTAGACTCTCGTTTTCCAGATCTTGGAAAGGTTGTTTTGCTTTCTTTCCCACGATATCAAGGTGACTTTATTTCACAAAGATATGAGTCTGTTATTGCTGACAAAGAAACTGTTGAGCGCAGACATACATTTATTATGAATGAAGATTTGCCACACGATGATCCTGGAAATCAGTTTGAAATTTCGTGGGACGAAGATAACATACTTCAATACAAAATTCCAAGGGTATATGCATTTAAAAGACCTACATGGGAAGTAAATCCAACCCGTAAGATAGAAGACTTTAAACTAGCATTCTATACTGACCTTGGTGATGCCATGATGCGTTTTGCATGTATGCCAACATACTCATCTGATGCTTTCTTTAAACAGATTGACAAGGTTGAGAAGTGTATGAACACTAGAAACCCACTAGATTCATTTAGAAGGTTTGATGAAACTTTTGTACCAGATCCAGACAAGACATATTATATTCATGCTGACCTTGCACAAAAGCACGATAAGTGTGCGGTAGCAATTGCTCACGTAGATAAGTGGGTAAATATTCAGGTAATTAAAGATTACGAACAAGTAGCCCCAATTGTAGTAGTGGATGCAGTTGCCTGGTGGGAGCCAAGAGCAGAAGGCCCTGTTAATCTATCTGAAGTTAAGCAGTGGATCATGAACCTACGCAGACAAGGTTTTAATATTGGCATGGTTTCATTTGACCGTTGGCAATCATTTGATATTCAGAATGAATTGCAGGCCGTTGGAATTAGGACAGAGACAGTATCTGTTGCTAAGAAGCACTACGAAGATCTTGCTATGATGATTTATGAAGAGCGTGTTTCTATTCCAAGAATCCCTATCCTATTAGAAGAAATGTCAGAACTTAAGATTATGAAGGGCAATCGTGTTGATCACCCCCGCAAGAAATCTAAAGACTTAGCAGATGCCGTTACTGGAGCGGTATTTGGAGCAATATCACACACACCAAAGAATAATAATACTGAGATAGATGTCCATACTTGGTCTTCTTCTGCACGACTTGCAGAGAAAGACAATGGTATGGTAGAATTAGATAATCGGAAAATGCCTGACGATGTTAGGGATTTTTTAGATGGTTTTAATTTAATTTAACTTTCTGGTCATAGGATCAGATAAAACTAACAAGGAGAAGGAATGAATTCATTTAAGAAGATTGCCCTTGCCGTGGCTGCAGCCATGACTTTGGGAACAGTCGTAGCAGCGCCTGCTAATGCTAACACTATGTCAGTTGTAGCAACAACATGGAAAGCATCGCTATCGCCTGCAGATTATGATGCTCCAGCAACTGTTGGCACATCACTAACAACTGCAATCGTACGTCCAGTACCTGCAGACAATACAATTGACAACACAGATGTTGTTCGATTGGTAGCAACAGTTACTGCTGGAACAAGCGTAACTGCAACTGCTACAAACGCAACAATCGTTTCAGCATTGCACTCAACTGCTGCACCAGTAGGAGCATCGTCAGGATCATCATCTTTGACAGTTGCAACTGGCACAGGAACAACTGCAACATTTTTTGTTTACACAAAGACAACAGCAATTGGAACAGTTGTAATTACAAATGGTCCAGTTACAGTTACATACTACGTACAAGGTACTGCTGGTCTAATCAATAACCTATCAGTTTCTGCACCTGCTTCAGGTGCTGCTGGTACAAAGCAAGACATCCTAGTTACAGCAACAGACGTATTTGGAAACAAGATTTCTGGTGCCTCAATTGCTGCAACTGTATTTGCTGCTACAGCAACAGTTGACACAGCAACAGTAACAACTGGTGCTACACTAACAGACTTTGGAGTTGCAAAGTTTACTGCAACACTTCCAACTACTGGTACACGCTCACTAATTATGTTTGCGCCAACAGTAACAAGTCCAGTGTCAACAACTGCTGCAGATGTAGTTGGTCTAACTGCTCGTACACTTGCACCATTTGCAGAGATTGCAGTTCGTGATCTAGTATCAGAACTTGCTGCTGAAAAGGCTGCAAAGGATGCAGCACTTGCTGCTAAGGCTGTTTCAGATGCTGCAGTTCTAAAGGCTGCTGCAGATGCAGTTGCTGCTAAGGCTGCTGCTGATGCTGCACTCGCAGCAGAGAAGGCTGCTTCAGCAAAGGCACTAGCAGATGCTAAGGTAGCATCAGATGCTGCTCTTCTTGCTAAGGATGCACAGATTGCTAAATTGACTGCAGATAATGCAGCAGCAATTAAGTCACTTAAGGATGCTTTCAATAAGTTGGCTCGCCAATGGAATGCAAAGAATCCGAAGGCACGAGTTACTCTAGTTAAGTAACCAAAACTTAAAGTTTGGGAGTCAGGAAACTGGCTCCCTTTCTTTTTGTCTGCATGTCTAATTGAATAATTTGATATAATAGGCAAGAGGAGAGTCCACCATTTTGAAAAAACTCTTGCGTATATTTACAGTTTCTACCCTTGCCTTTGCTTGGCTTTTGATAGCCCCTACAGAGGCTAATTCTGACGACCCTATAACAGTAGGTGCACAGAGGATAGAAGCCCTTAATGAGAAGGTCTCAGACCTTAATGATAGTGCTGAATTAGTCTCACTTATTGGCGTGGCACAAGATAAGTATGACGCTGCCGTAATTTCCAGGGACAACAAAATTTCAGCAGAAGAAACATATGTCCAAGCGGTAGATACAGAAGCAGAATCCCTATCAACCCTCAATACAAAAATATCAAACCTTTCTTCAGCCCAGTCCTCAGTAGATGGACAAACAGCCACAGTTGCTTTAGCCTTAACACACAAAGATGATGCTCAGGAAGCATTGGCAATAGCCAACCTTAATCTTCAAACCACACAATCTAATATGCAGGCTGCTGGAGAAACAGGTTTGGCATACACTGTTTATACTCTTGTTAGACAGGGTAATGTTGCTACCCCAGGATCTGTTCTTTGTTCTGGTACTTGGAACTCAAGCCACATGCAACTACCAGTTTGTGGTAACAGATACGAAAACTTTATAGTTAAGTTCACTGGTCAAATAACAGTACCGTCTTGGTTCACATCAACCTACTTTGCAGGATATACAGATGATGGGTTTAGAATGTATGTTGATGGGCAACTTGCCGTTGATAACTGGGTAGAGCAAGGGGCAAGATGGAGTAATTATTCTCCAGTATATGATGTTAGTGAAGACAAGACTTTAGATGTAGAAATATGGTGGTATAACGGCGGAGGCCCAGGTTCATATCACCTTGGATGGGCAATTCCTGGAGGATGGACTGGAGCAGGATGCGACTATGCTGGAAATCCAAGAGTATGGGGACAAAACTTTAGTTGTAATCTTGGAACATTTTCTTCTGGCCCAGGTGCAACACAGGAACAGATAGATGACTACAACGAAGCACTTGCAGCAAGAACATCTGCTTTGGCAGTATATAGCGATAAGTTATCTGTTTACAATCAGGAGGTTGCAACACTAAATGAATTACAAGATGACTTAGAATTAGCGCAGGAAGAAAAAGATGCTGCAGAAAGCACATATGAAATTGCAGAACTAAACACTGCTTTGACATTAGCAGCAAAAGATTTATCAATTGAAAACTACAATAATGCAATTGAAGATATGAATGATGCTATTACTGCTGCTGAAGAAGAGTACGAGGCTCAATGGGATTTTGAAGAAAAGCAGAGAATTAATGCTGCTATTGCTACTGCTCTTGCAAACCAACCACAGCCAACACCTACACCAGAGGTTACAGTAGAGCCTACACCAGAACCAACTCCAGAACCATCAACTGAGCCAACAGAGGAACCTACTGATGAACCTACCCCAGAGCCTTCTCCAGAGCCTACCAATGAGCCTACAGAAGACCCTAAGCCAGAGCCAACTGAAGAAACAACTCCAGAACCAGAACCAACAGATGAGCCAGTTGTAGACCCAACAGAAGAGCCAACTCCTGAACCACAACCAGAACCAACTCCAGAACCAGAACCAACAACTAATCCTGAAATAGAAGATGAAGAGTTGGCTGAACTTATTCCTGAAAAAGGTACAGGAACAGCAGAAGATTTATCTGGAGTTATTGCTAACCTTACAAGCAAGGATAATAAGTTAGTTACACTTTCACCTGAGCAAGTAGCAGCAGTTAGCCAAACCCTAAAGTCTTTGACACAAGAAGCAAAGGCAGAGATTGCTGGAGACCTTGGTATCAAGGCATCAGAAGTTGCACAGATTGCTGAGCAGATGAAAGATAACCCAGCACTTGCCTCAGCATTTGTTGAGTTCGCAGAAAGAGCGGGGGATGCAGGAGAAACCCCAATGCCATTTACATTAGCAGATGCAGTAACAGAAGTACAAACAGAAGCATTCTTGGCAGATCCATTGGGAGCAATTACAAACATAGATTTTGAAAAAATTCTAAACCCAGCGGAATGGGGAAAGGATATGACTGACGACCAAAGAGAAAAGGTTCAGGAAGTCATAATTCCAGTAATTATAGTATCAAACATTGTTAGTTCTGTTATGTCAATAAGGAGGTTATAATAGGATGGTTATGAATAAAGTTAAAGAAAGTATAAAGGTGATTTTAGGCAAAATAAAGATGCCTAAAATTACAATGCCTAAAATAAAAATACCAAGCATTAAAATCCCAAGCATCAAAATGCCAAAGTTTAAGATGCCAAAGGTAAATATTCCAAAAATATCTATTCCAAAGATTAAAATACCAACAATAGATATGGAAAAACTAAAAGCATATGGTGCAAAGTATTTTCCTATTATTAAAAAAGTATTTGAAATTTTGGTAAAGATTGTCAAAGGATTTATTTCATGGCTTTGGAAAGCAGTTAAAGAAAGTATTGCTCAGGTTTGGACACTACTTGGATTCTTTATTGCATGGCTTACCCTTACAGGGACAGCACAGCAGGTAGTTGGAATGGCAACATTAATTGCTACTGCTATCTGGCTTGTAACAATTCCATTGCGTGAAGAAAAAGAAGATTAGGATAGTTATTGATATGAAAAAAGTAGCAGCCCTTTTATCAGCAACAGTATTATCATTAATGTTAACATCTTGCGGAGTGCTAGAAAATAGATATCGTTATGATTGCCATGACCCTGAAAACTGGTATAATAAAGAGTGTAATCCACCAATCTGCCAAGCAGATGGATTATGCACTAAAGACATACTTGGTTTTGATCCTACGGAGGGTAGCGTAAATGAGTAAAAAAAGATATACATCAGATGAACTAGACGCACGACTAAAGTTTTTTCTTGGTATGACACTAGGAACAATCTTGTTGTTTACAACAATGGGAATTTTGTATGCCCTTGTTTTTGTAACACAACCAATTGGAGAGCAATCAGAAAATGACAAGATGT